TTTAAAGTTGCTAAAGCTGTAGTTATTAAGTCTTTAAAGCTATCTACAACAGTGTCAGCAAGACCATTATTTGGATCTACAGCATTTATTTCAGTTTGAGCTTGAGTTAACAAAGCTTTTATTGGAGCGACTGCATTATCAACATCTGTTTGTGTAATGCCATCATCTGCTATAGCTAAATTAGCATTAGCTGTATCTAACAAGTTTTGTATTCGTATTACTTCTGCTGACTCAGCAGCTAGCTGAGCTGTTAAAGAAACTTCAGTTGCAGTTAAGGTTGATACTTTTCCTTCTAAAACACCTAGATCAACACCAGCTTGATCTAACAATGCTTGTACTGCATCTACATCTGCCTGAGTAACACCATCGTTATAAGTCTCAACATCTGCTAATGCTGCTGCAAGACTTGTCTCAGCAGTATCTAACAAAGCTTGTACTGCGTCTACATCTGCTTGGGTAACACCGTCTTCTGGAGTTACTGAATTAATACCTTGCTGTTTAGCAGCTTCAATATCTATTAAAGCCTGAACTTCAGCAGCTTGAGACGATTGATTTAAAGCAACAATTTCTGCTTCAAGATTTTCTATTGATTCTTCTAAGCCTGCTATTTCATCTATCTCTTCTTGAGTTTGAAATGCCGTAACCTTAGATACAAGGTCGTCAACCTTAGTGTTAACGTCAGTAATTGTACTCGCTAAAGTAGCGGATTTATTTTCAAGCTCTCTAAATAAAGTAAAAGCAACGTTACCATCTAGTGGTAACACTCCATTTATATCTTTTAAGGTATCGTTGTAACTTGTTTTTAAGTTTTTTAAATCTGTATTTAAAGAAGATATAACACCGTTAAGCTCTACAATCTTTTCCTGAGCCTCAATAAGTTGATCAGAAACGTAACTAAAATCTTTTCCCTGCTTTCTCTCCAGAGATAGCTTAGATATAATAAACCCTTCAACAAAAGATTGTTGATTTGATAAGGGTATCCCCTCCTCTAGAGACTCTAATACTTGCTCTTGAGAACTACCAAAACATAAGTTAAAATCAGTCAAACTTCTTAAAGATATGTCAAACTTAAAAGAAGACTTTTTTAGTTTAGATACTCTAAGGTTTTTTATAACTACAGTCTCGTCCTCAGCAATACTTCCACTAGTAAACTTAACCTCTATAAAGTTAGCGTCGTGATACACCTCTGATGCTGGAACAATCCACTCAAAAGTATTATTTACACCGCTAATAGATAAGTCGCTGTTAGAAGAGCTTGGAGCTATGCTATCTGGCCCTCCTTGAGCTGAAGGTATTGTAACGTCTAAAACAGCAGAAGCAACGTTAAACTCAGAAATATCAGCCTGAACTAAGTAAGCTTGATTCTTCTTTAACTCTACGGGAAACTTCCAAGAGTCTCCGTTAGCAAGACTAGATTCTGTTAAGGTAACATTACCATTAGAAATCTCTATATTAGCTTGTTCAGAATACTCCTCTAAAGATTCTAAGTTAAAAAAACCTTTAAGGAAGTTAAAGTCGTTTACTGAAGCGTTAGCAGAGTCCTGTATAGTAGAAAAATTATTACCATTTAAAGCCTCACCTTTAAGGAAGCTTAAAGAAACTTGCCCTTTGCTTCTATCTAAAGCACCGTTAATAGCGGTCTCACCTTGGTGAAGTACGTTCCCATAAAACCCTTCAAATGTGTCGTGCAAAGAGTTTGACAAACTAACTTGGTTAGCGTTAAACTCGTAGGTTTGACCAGAGTTATATAACCCACTACCAAAAGATAATACTGGCGTAACCTCAAACCCTCCTAAAGCGTTTTCAACGTAGGAGAATATTTGAACTTCACTCGCATCCTGAGCCGTTGTAGGCTCCTGACCCTCAAAAGAAAATGTATACTCAGTAATTGTATCACCCTCTAAAGGTGTTGGAGTGTTGTTCTCGAAAGAATTTCCCTCAGCGTCAATAAACTCGTCTAACGTTTGGTTGTTAGTGTCTTCTGAATTAAAACTAGACTGAGATGATAAAACTAACGTTTCGTAAACTACAGAGTTAGGACCACCCTTTAAATTCATCTTACCATAAGGAGGAAACTCTTCTATAGTTTGACTCCAGTACCTATCAGAACCAGGGCTTATAAAGTCTAATAAAAAAGAAACACCTCTTTTATCAGCTATTATCTCTACCGTTACCTTGTTACCTCCACGTAAAAAACTAGAACTTAAAAAGTCAACTTTAGAATGAGCTGTTTCCCACTCCCCAGTATTTATATCTAGAATTGGTATGTTTTGACTTATCTTACCAGTTTCTTCATTAAACATCTCCCAAAGGTGCTCAGGGGTTGGTTTAAAAGAATTTTGAGACCAAGAAAGCCTACCGTTAGAAGACCACTGATGACCTATCTGCTCTAATTCCTTTTCAGGAGTATATGAGTATATGCTAAAAGAGTTTTTCTCTTTACTGCCCCAATCTTCTTCTCTACCTTTAAACTCAAAAGTAATGGTCTGAGAATAAAAGACAGATTTTTGAGGCAATACAGAAGCTGTTCCTTCGTCAATTTCAATGATTTGATCAACATCTTCACCCTTAAAAGAGTAAGGGACTTTAATTGTAGATTCTATATTCTCTACAGAACCAGAAGTACCATCAGAAGATGCTATGTTTCTTATGTTTTCTGCGTGTCGATAATCACCATTCTTAATAAGACGAGGGTCAGAATCTTTATCCATTCCACCCGTAAATACTCTTTTATCCTTTGCCATTATCTATTAAATCTTTGGAGATTGTTTAAATGCTTTTCTAGAAACTTGCATAGCCTGTTCTTTGCTAAAGTTCATCATTCGAGCTCTAGCTAATCTTTTCTCATTGTAGTAGGCTCTTTTAGCCATCTGCTTCTCGCTAGCAGGAACGCCACGCTTACGCTGAATGTACTTGTAGTATACGTAACACCTTAAAGCCTCTTCACAGAAAACGTGAATTTTTGGATTAGTGGATGTTGCTGTGTCAGCTATATACTCTAAATAAACTATTTTTCCTTTTAAGTTAGAAGAGAAAAATATAGCGTTATCATCCCTGTCAAGTCTATAGTACCCTAAAGAGTTTTGCCCTCCTCCTACACCAAACTTTTTACCTAAGTCTGTGTGGTAGTAAGGATTATTTTCATCATCGCTAGAGCTCCTTAAAGTGTTAGCTTTAGTTGCTCCGTTAATACTTAAGTTATTGTCGTTAGAGAAAGGATGAAAAATCTTTTTATCATCTATTAAACCTATTCTTTTTATGTCAACTAAATCGCTAGGAGTTGAAACAATTAAATTTGAGCTCACTATTTTATCCACAGCTTTAACCCTTTGCTCTGCGTCAAATGTAAGTTCCCTAAGCCCTTGAAGTGCTAACATTCTAATTTGATAAATGTGAGCGTCTTTATCATAAGACGTATCATCTACCATCAATTGAAGATCGTTAACTATATCTTTTATAGTAATATATTTACTCATAATTATATTTTATCTTGTTCAACCTCTTTAGCTTGAGCGTAGTTTACTAAGTCAGCCTCTCTTATGCTTACTCCTAAATATCCTAGTATCTTTATAACCAACTCTCCATGACACCTACTAGATATTTCAAAAGCTCTAGAGTTAGAAGAGTCGTAAACAGGCTTACCAGCTATAGTAACGTAATTCCATGTAGGTTTACTTGAGTAACGGTAATAGTATACATTAAGAGAACCAATACTCTCAGGGAAAACGGATATTTTTGTTGCATCACTAGAATTTCTAGATAGTAAAGCTACTGGATAGTCGGTAGAGGGCTTTGCTAAAGAGCTACGTTGTATTTGGCCTACATTTTTTACTGTTACTATATCTACTGGAGTATTATTGAAGCCTGTATTTCTAACTAAATACATTTGACATATATAATTTGAACGAATAACTCCTTCGCCTTTAGTTAAAAAAATTTCAGTGTTGAATAAAAACGGTAATATGTCTTGTTCTGCAACAGCAGGTGTTAGACCCTTCTTGTAGTAACCTGCAATCTTTTTAGCTTGCGAGCCTTCCATAACTACCTGAAGTCTTTCGTTGTATAGTTCTAGCTCTGCTTGCTGTGCCATCAAGTTAAACTCAGCAGGAGTTATAAAACCCCTCTGATCCTTACTAGCAAAGGCTTGCACGAGTCTATATATTTCATCAATTGTCATTATAGTAATATTTATTCAATAGCAAAAATACAAAATAAATCGGTATATAAAAAAAAAGGGAGCACAAAGCCCCCTTTAATTACATATATTACATTAAGTCATTATCCATTAAGAGCTTGAAGTCTTCTCTCTATCTCAGCATAGATCTGTTCTCCTTCTCCGTCAGAGCAGAAGTCTACCATCCTGTCGATAGGTTTAACTCCAATTGCAGGTACACAAATAGTGTTTCCTGAAGATACCCAAGTAATCCCTGTTTTCTTCATAGAAATAATACTTGACTCTTGAGCCATAAGCAATAGTTGCTTCATCTCTGTTCGTGGGTCGTTCATTCCTGCTAAGAAAGACTTAGGGTTTCTTTCAGCTTGAACCTTCATATCCCATCGAATTTCGTCTACACTTTTACTAGTATTGACGCCTAACACCTTAGCGTACCCTATAAGCTCATTTAAAGGCATTTTAAGAGCAGCTTGTACAGCATCCATAGTATCGGATACCTGAGCTATTTTATCCTGTGCAGACTTCTTATCATCTTTAATATTAAATACTACACTTTTAGATTTAATCCTATGAGGATTACTTCCGTTAGCGTTGCAAGTATCTAAGTATCTTTTAAGTGTAGGGTTTGTGTGATCTACAAAAAGAAAGCCATTATTAAAAGATATAGGCTCTCTCATTCTAACGCCTTCTGGTTGCTCGTCTGCAAATATAGAAGTCTCTCCAGGGACGTATCTAATTTTTCTATTCTCACCAGCCTCTGGATCAAATATAATATCCTCAGCTTTTAGTAGAGATACTACAGGGTATTGAGGCATACCGTTTCTTTTTTTAGCCTTAGTAACTAATCTATATACTGTCGGCTTATACTCTTGTTGTTTGTTTGTAAACTGAGGTACAAACTTCTTTTCTGTTAAGGGAGCTTTGGCTTCTACCTTACTAGTTGATGGAGGCACTACAGCCTTCCTTTTGTTTTTCGTAGTCATAATAATTGTCTAAAATTAAATTAAAGTTATAAAAGGGGGAGAGTAAACCCCTCCCCCAGTAATATAATTAACTATTTCTAGTTATTAGGTAGCGTCAACTACCGCAATAGATGCACAAGCTGTAACATTCTCACTACAGAATACTGAATTTTCAGTGTCTGCTACGTTAATAAAACCAAAGTTACCACCACTTGGTCTATTGATAGCTTCAACAATGTCCTGTATAGCCTCTTTATGCTTACCAGTAGTAACAGTAAGTACAACGTGAGCTGCATCTATACCTGAGTCAGCGTCATTTTCTTGACTAGACTCAAAGTAAACTCTCAATGCTGTAGCGGATGCCATCTCAAAGTGAGATAATTGCCCAGCAGGAAAGCAAGCCACTTGTTCAGTCCCTCCTGTTGCATCAGGAGCAGCACTTGCGAAATATAAATAATTTGCCATTTTCTTATGTTTTTATATATTAATAATTATGATTTCTTGAACAATAAGAAACGGTTAGGAGCAAACCCTTCAAAACCACGCTCAGTACGATAGTTGCACTTCAACTCATCTAAACCGTTAGTTTTGTTTTGTAGAACTGCACCACCTGTTAACCAGTGCTCCATTTCACGAGAGTATCCGTTAGCTGCTTTGTATCTCATACGAAGCGAAGGAATCTTCTCACCAGACTTAGCATCACGCTGAGAGTCCATAGGAATACACATACCGAATCCATTGTACTTAAATGAAGCAGCACCTAACAAGTCAGGACGGTTGAATAGATCGTAAGTCTTCTTGTGGAAAGTGTAACCACCACGAGAGAAAGAGTTAAATCCTAAATTCAACGCCATATCTTTGTTGTTAGCGAAAGTACCGTAGTTAGCACCACCTGCTGCGTAAGCACCTTGAGAAGCTAATAGGTCGTCAATATCTAAAGAAAGATCAATACCTGCGTAAAGAGCCATTTCTTTTGATCCTCTAAACTTGTCTAAAGACTTAACAGCAGCGTCAAAATCAGCCATTGTAATTGCAGAAGAACCAAGATCCATAGACTGACCTTTGTTTTCAATAAACTTCAAAAGACCTTCTGTAGTTGTAACTGAAGAACCAACGCCATTTGTAGCACCATCTTCTAGGCCTACTGCAGACTCACCTACAATCATTGCCAACTCAGCATAATCTTGAAATCTTTGGTAAGTATCAGCCTCACCTTGCAAGTACCATAAGTAACCAGTTCCAGACTCAGGAGAGTTAACTTTTACATAAACAGCGTTAGTTGCTTCAGAACCTGAAACTACAAACGACTCTTTAATGATTTGACACTTGTTAGAGTAGTGGTGAACTTTAGGAGTTAATCCTACACCTTGATCAGTTTGCTCTGCGTAAGCGTTACCTACAATAGCAAATTCTGTGTCTCCTGCGGCAGCTAAAGAACCATCGCCTACATCTTTAAGTGTGTAAGTGTCTCCGTCGGTAGCTACTGCAACGTAGTACATAGCACCTGTAGCACCTAATAACAAGTCACCTTTACGAACTGCTGATTGATTATCTCCAGTAGAGTTGTCTCCGTCAGTATCAGTAGCGTCTACTGTAAGGATACCATTACTGTCGATAGCACCTGTTAAAGTGTTATGAAGAAAAGTCTCTTCGTAGTGCTCGAAAGTATTTGCTGTTGTTTCTTTTTTAGAACCTAAAAGTTCCATAAGTCCAGTAATCCCTTGATTACCGTATCGTTTTACTAGTTGCTCATCAACGTCACGCTTGTGAAAAGCTGCTGTAGTATCTCCAGAAGCAATTAAGTCTGCTGAAGAAACGTAGTTTGATGTTGTTGCAACTGCTGAGGATGAAGGAGTTGCCTGCATTCCTGTAGCAATATTTACTGTTGCCATTTTTTTATGTTTTTAAAATAAATAATTAATTTTTAACCAAGAATTTGTCTTCTTAACATATCGAGAGTTGACTCTTGTTTCTGATTTGTCGCCTGCTTATCTTGTGTAAACGACGGGTTCTTAATCTCATTAATTACGCTTTCTGTTCCTTTGCTCTTATACTGATTAGCAACTCCTCTAACAATCTTATCGATGTTATTTAGGATGTACATATCCGTATTAAGTTTATCAAAGTCCCAGCTACCGCCTTGGTCTACATACTTGTCGAAAAAGTTTTCTAGATCAGAGTTGTACGTTTTAATCTCTTGACGAGCATCGTCGTCTAGATTGTAAATGTACTCTTCGCCTTGGTCGTTCATAGAAAAGGATAACCCATCTAAGTCACTAACCGTAGACTCCATCTCGTTGATCCACTCAACCCTTTCTTCAGCAGATACTCCAGGATCACTAGCCTCTAAAGGTGTAGCGTAATCCTCTTTCACTTTGTTAAAGTAGTCCCTAGCAGTTCTAGCGTCCTTATTAAGCTGAACCTTACCAGCGTTAACATCTCTCGAAGTATACTCTTCAGAGTCTGTTTTGTAAGTAGCTGTAACATAATCATTTAACTCAGCTTCAGTCAAATTTGGATTCTCTACACGTAGATACTCCTTTATTACAGCGTCGTCAGACACGTCAGACAAATCAACAGATTGAGTGTTTAGGTAATCTTGAACTGTACGCCCTGTGTTTTTAACATAGTCGTTAATAACTCGAAGCTGCTCGCTAGCGAAGTCACTACTTTCTGTTTCTGCTCCAGGGGTGTTAAGATCATCAAATGATGAAAGGTCTCTCCCAAGCTTCTCGCTAAGGTATTGTAAGACAACTTCGTCATCACTGACTTCCTTTCCCTCTTCCTGCTGACTACCTTGAGGTTCGTCAACATTAGTTTCTTCAATATTTAAAGAACTCTCTCCTGTTAAGTCTACAACACCAGGTTCTTCCTGAGTTGTATTCTCTGTTGTCTCAACTGCTTGGTTTTCATCACCAGTCAAGTCAACAATATTTTGCTGAGGTTGGTTCTGTTGAACCTCTCCCCCAAACTTCTGTACTAATTGTTCTCTTATATCCATGTTAATTAAATTTACTTGTTATTTCGCAAATATAACGATTTTATTTACAATCGCAATATTATTCTTCTACTTCTTGCTGCTCTTGACCTAAAGGACCTCTTTTACCTTGTCTTTGCTCTATCATCTGAGACTGATTCATAGCAGACTGTTGTTGAACATCTTTTCTTACAGACCCCTGAATAGATGCTTGACCTTCTTTACCAAGGTTGGATAGCTCTATCTCTCTAAGCCTTCTTTCGTGCTGTGATTGCTCGAACTGCTCTTTAAGCTGATACTCTAGTTGTTTAAGCTGCATATCTGCCTGAACCTTAGCCTGAGCTTTAGCCTGCTCGATTTGCATCTCAGTCTGCAACTCCTGCTGCTTAAGTTGTGCTGCTTGTTGTGCTGACTGTTGCTGTAGCATAGCGTTTTGTTCTGAAGCCTGCTGTGCTTGAGCTTGCTGATCTTTCTGGTACTTAGTCCTTCTAAGGATAAGCATCTGATTAGCCATCTTAATGTTTCTAATAGACCGAATCATAATAGCATCCTCTAGCCTTAGTTCCTTCTGAGCTAACGAAACCTGTATGTTCTGTTCCATCATCTGCTTCTCCTCTTCGCTAGGTGCTACATCTAAAGTAATACCAAACTCGTGGACAGAAAGTTTCTTCATCATATCTATACTGTGCATAGAAGTCTCACCAATAACGTTGGTGTACATACCATGAAGACCTTTAAAGTTTACCAAGTCCTGCATACGAACAGTAATACTTTGAGATACTCTTTTTGTTACGTTAAGGTAAGCGTCATTAATGTCTCTAGTGGCGTTGTTAGACGCTAGCAGTGCTAGCTTCTGTACACCCACTAAAGCTTCGCTAGATGGTTGCGAAGCGTCTCTAGCCTCGTTTACACCCGTAACGTCACGAAGCATTTGTAAGTTATGCTGGTACACGTTAATAAGAGTACCGAAGTCTCTACCAATACCATTCTCTAACTCTTGAATAGGCATAGCTCCAGTCATCTGACCTTCATCATCTATCCTTCGATAGTAGATGTTACCAGTTTGATCGTAAATCTCCTGAAGTTCCATAGGAGTAAAAGTACCACCATCTCCTTTGGATACGTTCTCTAAAGAGCCAACCTCAAACGCAGCACCTTTTGGCCTAGCCTTAGCAAGTACCTGCTGAATCTTAAGGTGAGCTAACTGTATCTGGTCAGCAAAAGGAATCATACGATCCACCAAAGACTTAGACTTCATTTTGTATAAGTTTGGCTGGTAAACTATATACGAAAGTCTAGTTTCTGAAAGGTTAGACTTAGGTCTAGGCATATCCTTCATTAACCCGTAGTTAAAGATGTAGTCTGTATCTATAATGTACTTACCTTTATATATAACCTTTACAGTAGACCCTAGATCTTCCCTTTTAGTCTTTGACTTTTTCGGAGCTTTATACTTAGAACCTTTTTTATTTACAGAGTATCCTCCATGTTTATTTTCTTTCTTCTCATAATTTAAGGAGTGAGAAGTAATAAACTCAGCGTCCAATATGTTAACGCTAAACTTATCGTAATCGTAAGTCTCGCTGCCGTTATCATAAAACGCTGTAGTGCTATAATTAATAGGGTTGTTGTTTTTACCTGCGTATTGTTTAGCTATCGATATATACTCTTCTTCGCTAAACTCATCTCCTGCTTGTTGTTTAAGATCAGCAATAGTAATAGAGTAAATCTCTCCAGCGTGACGTATGTTTTTAAAGTCAGGCTTTGCAGAGAAAGAAGTAATAAGATTAGAAGGGTCTACGTGTCGAATCTTTACACCCTCTGTTTTAGATAGCTCTGTCTTAGCAGCACATATACCTAAAACTACAAGGTCACGTATCATATAACGCTTAAGTTCGTCGTAGTCGTTGACGTCAAGGGTGTACTCAATAGCTTTCTCTAAAGCAATCTCTACGTTTTGTTTATAGTTAAGGGCCATAAACATTTCAATCTCTTCAGGAGTTTCAGCTACAAAACCTTTAGACGTCATGGGTACACCTGTCTGATCTTCCATATCCTCTAAGAAGTCTTTGTTGATCATGTCAGCAAACATCTTCTTTTTCTTGTCAAGTCTTTCTGCTGCAGCTATAGGATCTATAGACTTAGCTTTAACATCGTACTCTTGGTTTACCATACCGTTAATAATAACGTCAACAAACTTAGGAATAATAGATACAGGTGTCCAGTCTATATTAAGGTAAGAGGAGTCTCCTTGAACGTCAAGCAAGTCTTTGTACTTACCTATATCTTGATTACCTTCAGCGTAACTCCTATTACGGGAGTACCTCATTTTAGTATCTCTAAAATATACGTCTCCGTTGTTCTTCCACTCGTAGTACATAGCCTTAAAGTAATTAAGACCGTAGCTGTTAGAAGCTTTTTCTTCGTTAGTAGATAGAGGAGAAGGATAGCCGTTTAACTCTTCCTTACTGTTATTGTAAATCATGCCCTTAATTTTTTACTAGACATCCCCTTGTTATTGTACCTTTTAACTAAAGGAGACGATATTTTTAATTCTTTTTTAGGTTTTATGTACTTCTGTGAAGCTAGTAAAGCCAACGAGGACGATATACTAGCATCGTATTTTGTTCTGTTATCTATTTCAAATCTACTCCAATCATCAAGTAAGACGTTAAAATAACACCTTCCCATCTCACCAGTATTTTCATTTTGACCAACGTGATCGTATATATACGTAGCTATAGCCTCTGCTTGAGCGTTAATTACAGCAGCACCAGATCCAGGTATACCCTTTGTCTTTTGCTTGCCTCTACTCCAGTCTGTATGCGTCATGTCTGGTCTATCCATAAGATACTCGTAGTATCCTCTATTTTCAAAGTACTTTAATATACCTACTTTGTTATTCTCCACTAATATTTGGCAACCATAAAAGACACACATCTTAATCATGTCTTCGTAAAATATTTCCGCTTTAGGCGGTCTATTAATATACTCACATACAAACTGCATAGACGCATCACTTGCCATGCTAAATTTGTGAAAAACATGAGCAGAAGCATCAGATCTCCTGCCATCAGTAGTGGTGTCATGGTCATAAGGGTCACAGCCTGCCACCAAGACATCTGACCTTCCAGGAAATCTCTTACCGTATCTACTAGAGATATTGTTTTGATCTTGATGCTCTGGAACCCAACTAATCTCCCACTTACCTTTTCTATGAGGTATCCAAATAACCTCTTCATCTTGTTTCCCATTCCTCCAAACGAACTCTCCTCTAGTCGTCGTTGCGTTATTAACCTCGTTGTAATCCATCTGTTGATAGATTCTTTCTACGTCAAAGATACAACTTTGTGTGTCATTCCTGAAGGATTCCTCTACAGTAAATGGAAACTGACGTTTAAATTCAGATAAAGCCGTAGTATCGTTCTTTAAAGCCTCTCTCCTGTTCTGAATATAATCTTTAGCCCCAACGTCTACAAGCATCTCGTCAATACCCATAATTGGCTTCTTAGGAGTTTCTATAACAGAGTATCCATACTCATCTATAAAGCCCTCTAAGTTATCATAAGCAGGTATAAATAGTTTGTATAAACCGCTTTTAGTCCTGCCGTTAAGGTCTTTATCGTCAGTATTAGAGTCGTAGAATATATCCTTAAACTCCGCACCACCATCTTGCTGCTTATTCGCAGTAGAACCCATCATGCACTTACCAACAACCTTTCGACCTAAAAGTAGACAGGTCTGTGTAACCCCCCAGTTCTTCTTAATAGAATTTTGACCCGTCCACTTTCCAGCTTCATCATGGATTAGAAGCTTGAGCTTCATACCATCATAACTGTTGTCTGCGGTGTTTCTCCAATCTATTGTAGAGTTTAAAGCTTCAGACTCTTCGATATGCTTTTGATTCTTAGTAATCTTTTTAGCAGGCTCCCTAAAGGCTAACTCTACACGAGGGTTACTAGAACCATCTTGTATGGGCTGAAAAAAGAAAGGGTAGTTCCTGTATATACGAACCACCTTATCCGTAAACATTATTTTAGCATCAGCACCAGTCTTAGACAATAATCCGAAGTTACTATCGTAAGTCTGAGTAGCTTGATTTACAATCTCACTACTAGCCATGTACGAAAAACCACTACGCCTGTTCTTAAGGAAACACATCCCATAAGAGTTTTTATCTAGCTTACACGCTTCCCAAAAAATAAAGAACGTCCTATTAGCATCCCTGTAATCAGGGTATCCAACATCTATCTTACTCCACTGAATAAACATATAGTGAGAACCTGTAATATAGGTTGGTACTCCGTTGTTAAAAAACCAAAGCCCATCTCTTCTACGTCTAAACTCTTCTTCTATATAGTCCACATAATCTGTGGCGTTATCTCTACTTAAGCCTTTTGGCATTCCCTCCCTAGTCCAC